CTTGATGTGCTTGTTGTAGTAGAACCTTGAGGTGTACCAGATAAATATTGAGCGTATTGGTTAAGTTTAGCAGTCGGTAGATTTTGCTCGTAGTTAAAGCGATTAATATCTGCTTGCAATGCTGTGTTAGCATAGTTCTCTTGTGCTTGACCAGTTTTAAGCAATTGGTTGATGTCTGTGTAGTCAGCGTTAGCCAATGCAGGTGCGCCAGCAACAGCAGCCTCTTGTCTGCCACGTTCTGTATTGTAATTACTATAAGCTAATTCACCGTACTTGTTAGCCAATGTATTTGATAATGTATTAGCAGCTCGGTTTTGTAAATCAGCACTTACACCAGAGCCATAACGACCAGCCATTGATGTGCCACCTTGAGCAGACTTAATTGCATCATTATAGGCTTGAGTTGCGCCTTGTGTTGCACCGGCTAGAGCTTGATTAAAGTATGGGTTGCTGTTTAGGTATTGACCACTAATAACAGCTTGTTGTTGTTGCTGTGCTGCTGGTAGCAATGGATTACCCATCATGGCACGATTGCCGGCTGCCGTTAAAGCCTGTGTTGTTTGAGCAGATGGTGCAACATAAGTCTGATTTGGATAGTATTGCGGACTAGCACCTTGATAAAGGTTTTTAGCTTCACCTAAACCAAATTCAACGTATGGCTTTAATGTTGGGTCAATCCCTGTGGTTGATTGTTGTTGCTGACCACCGCCACCACCCATACCCTCTAATGTCATGCGCTTGCCGACTGGTTTAAATGCTAATTCTGGCAACATATCTAAATGGTTGTATCTCATGTAAATCTCCTAAATGCGTAATTCCCAATGTCTTGGTCTAAAACCTAATTGTTTTGCTCTCGTTTCCCAGCCACTTCTCATGGATGCAAACGTCACTTTTGTGCAGTTGCCTTGTTTAGCAATGCTCTTGGCAAACTCAAGTCCAAAGGATAAATCATCGGGGTTGCTTGAATCTAACCATGCTGCCCAAATGTGCATCTCTACACCGTTAGGCTGTAATACAATAAAACCTTTCTTTTCTGGTAATACCCACAACATTGAGCGTTGCTCGTAACAGTCGCAATAGATGTCCTCTACTAGCCATTCTGAATGACCTTTAGCACGAACCTTCTCAAGACCCATGCGAACCCACCACCAGCAATGGCGCAGTTCGTTAGGTTTTACGTAAGAAAAGTCCATTATCCAACCACCAAGTATTTGTATGTCTTATTTGCTACTGAGTTAGCATAATGTGTCAAAGTTGCAGTACCTTTAGATTGTGCGCTAATGTACGGTGATTGTATTGGCGATGCTAATGTCAATGTTACTACGCTAGACGGTATTGATGGTCTAGCAAATGGTGTAGTTTGTGCTGCGTATGCTTCTATATAAGTACCAGTTGCAGCAATTGCTATGCGAAGTTCAATGTAATCACCAGCACTACAAGTAATAAAAAAGTTAGCCACGGCTACTAAATAACCATCTGAAGACCCATGCTTTGCTGGTACATCAAACTTACTAGCTGTTCCTGCAACATCTGTACCATTTACTTTTACCCATATAGAAGTTGCATCAATTTGTGTAGTAGTATTTGCTAGTTGTAATGAAAATTGTACATTATAAGTACCGGCATTTCTTACATATATCTTATTTGCTGATAAATATGAACCATCAGCAATATCTGTCGTATTTAATGCAACAGTATAAGCCGTATTAGCTGCTGCAAATGTTTGGTCTACTGTATTTTGATACGATGCATACGGTACTAAGTTATTGCCGGCTGCTGATGATACAGGAGCTAATAGTATAACCGAGTCATAGCCAATTCGCTCGTCAGTAATAGTAGTAGTAGTTGCGTTACCAGTTGCTAATGTAACACTACCAGTATTGTTAGACTTACCTTCAACAAGATTGTTTACTACCTCGGATATTTCCCGTGGTGTAGAACCTGCTGGGTTGAGCTTACGATACATTATCTAGTACCCTGTGCAGTTATATCAATATCAATACCAATGGCATTAGACCAATTGCTTCCAGACGGAATGACTGACAGACGATGGTACTTACCGCTACTACGTAATGCTACACGATTCTCGCTACTTGCTGCTGTGTATGAACCTAACTGTGGTACTGCGCTTAAAAGTGTCCTAGACGCTATTGCTACGCTCCCAGAGCCATTATCTACGATTGGTCGTGCCAATGTAACCAAAGAAGTTACTTCGCTTCCTATGTCACCAGTTGTTAAAGTAGCCGTTGAGTTAGCACCAGTAAAGGTGACAATTTTGGTATCTCTTGCACCGGCAAATAAGAACTTACCACCAGACCACAATGCATCATCTAGTGATGTAGTCAATGTGTCCATGTTGCCGTATAAGTCTAAACCTTCTAACGTCATACCGGCTGATGCAGAACTAGCCACGACATCCACGTCTGTAACGCAAGATGACCATTTCTGTACTTGCCAGTTGTAGATTAGCAAAGTATTTTGTGCAAAGTTGTCAATGAATGCCCAAACAACAATTTTACGAATTGGGTCAATGGTTGATGACATTAAGTTTAATTTAGATGGGTTGGCATTAGCATAGAACCATGCATCTACTTTTTGTGTACCAATCGCTGTAACAGTTGTACCATCACATGAATAGAAGCCATCTGCACCTAAAAAGTAAGTCATTCCGCCATATTGAACAACGGTGTTACCTTCTACGCAACCAACACCACGACTAATCGTGTCAAATTGAAAGAATAAAGGTGAACCGATGTAAGACATACGTACAATAGCACGGTCTAGGAATATAAGACCAACCTCACCACCAGTCATGCCATGAATGTTGCCACCATCGGCAATTACTTGGTAATCTGATTGTGATGCACCACCTGATACCCAGTCAAACTCGTCATTGATGTCAGACCATTGAACTTTATTTGAATTGCTACCAGAGTCTAAGCTAGAAGCTACCACAAAGTCACGGACAACAGTCACATACTCAGCAATAGGTGCATCAGCACTCAAATCATCAAATGTAGAACTTGAGCCTAGCGTATATGATTGTAGTTTATTGATGTTATTGGCTGCAATTATAGTGTTACCAAATTGGGTAAAATTCCACTTAGTTACACCACTATAGTTGCCAGTCTTAGACACATTATCCATGCTCAAGTCTGCACCATCAAACTTAAATAGTTTAGTAGCACCGCCAGCAAATATAGTTGTGGTTGAGCTAAACTTACCTGCAAATACGTTATTAAGATTTTCACTAGCAGCAGCAGAATAATCTACGGCTAATGGGAATGGACTATAACCTAATGCAGTAGGAACTACATTCTGTGCAACAGACAAGTTTTCAGCAACACCGGCTAAGTCTGGTGTCCATTCTGTAAATGCTATGCGCTGAGTAGCCATTTTAAGCCTTCATTATGTAACATAGAGCATAGTATGGAGGTAAGTTAGCATTTGTACCACTTACACCAGCAGAAGCTACAGATGTTGATACAGAGATACCAGTTGATGCTGCATTATTTGCTACAGTTCCTTGATTATATCCACCATTATATACTGGTGCATTATTACTACCACTCAAATTACCTGTAAAGCCTTGTGTTGGGTGATTATGTGTTGGGTCTGATACGCTTGATGTTGCTGTATGCGTGTGACTTACTACAACAGCATCAGCACTACCACCAGTTGCACCTACGGCATAAGTTGCACCAGTACCAGAGCCTATAACAAATTTATTTCGTAAGTCTGGTGTTGAGTTATTGCCGTCACATACATACCAGCCACTAGGAACTGTTGCAATAGAACCTGACCACATCATAATCATGCCAGAAACAAATGCAGTCAATGTTGTCCATTCTGGTGATAAACTAGCACCCCTTGATGTCAAGAGCTGACCAGAAGTACCAACAGAGCTATTAGCAGTCAATGTGCTAGATAAAGTTGTATTACCTGTAACAACTAAAGCGCCACCTACGGTAAAGTTATCTGCATCTGTACCAGTTTGCTGGTCTTTAACTTGAGCCATCAACTCACGGATAGCATTATTAATACCAGATGGCGCACAACCCTCGGCAATATCTATGCCCCCAATGTCGGTATTGTTGGATGCCGTTGCACTCCACTCACTTATCTTATTTTTACTCATGATTTATCCCTTTAAAAGCCATGTATTATTGCCTACTGGTGTTTCTACCCATGTATTTGAGCCTACTGATGTATCTGTCCAAGTATTTTCTGATTCAGGCATTGGTGTCCAGTTATGACCTAAATTAATACCGACTGCTGTTACTGTAGCATTACATGTAATTGCGCCTAATCCGTACCATATTGCGCTACCATTAGCATTTACAGTAGCAATGCCATTAATATGTGCATCTGCACTATATTCAACACCACCAAGTGCCGTAACTGTAGCAAGCCCGTCTACCGAGCCTGATGCTGTGCGTATTCTTATTGAGTCACTTGATACTGTAGCCGTGCCAGTTATTGCACCAGCAGCACTTCTAATCCTGTAAGCCGTAGCTTGTAATGTAGCATTACCTGTTATTATAGCATTTGCGCT